GTATTGAACCTACTAAAGCTCTATTAGAAGGCCATACTGGTTTTACCCATTCACCATAAGTTAACTCAGGATTATCTTTCCATTTTCTATCATCGTGTAGTGATTTTATTTCATCATAATCACCTGCAGTTAAATGTTTACCATTTAACTTAAATCCACATTGGTCTTGTAATCCACCTGTAACATTTACAATTATTGGTGTTCCAGCCATTAATGATTCACAAGTTCCTAACCCAAATCCCTCATTAGAAGCCATATTTATTGTTACAGCAGAAAAGTTATAAATATGATTTAATTCATGGGGTTCTACTTTTTTATCACTAAAGTATACTTTGTACTCAGGACATATAGCTTTTACTACATTTGGTAGGTGTGTTCCATTATCATCAACTGGTTGTGTATGCATCAGTAATGCACATTTATCAGCTTTTTCTTTAGGTAACATATCACAAAATGTCTTAAATGCTAATATAACATCACCTGTCATTTTTCTACGAATATTTCTATTATTATAAAACACCACGAATTCAACTTCAGAATCAGTTAGTCGTTTTTTTGTGCTTTCAACAAGTTTTTTTTCTTTTTCATCAGTTACAGGTTTAAAATATTTTTCTGATATTCCGTGTGGAATATAAGTACAATCCCAATCAGTTCTTGGTGTTGTTTTAGCAACTTCTTTTACTATAGCAACACTTTGTTTAGAAATATTCATAATTAAATCTGAAGATTCGTAGAAGAACTCATTGTATTGTGGAGCTGGCCAATCATCCCATATATTATAGTAAAAAATAGGTATGTGTTGTCGTATTTCGTGTTCCATATCATATAACCACATCCAAAATCTTGGGTCTGTATAATGCATAATAGCATCTGGTTTTTCTCTATCCATAACCTCTCGTAATACATCAGGATTACCATAACCATCTATGGGATATATTGTTAGTTTACCATCTTCAACACCTGTTTCGGCCCGTAGAGTTTCATCCATATTAACAATCTTACCAGCATCAGGGTGCTTTATTGCTCCACCTATCTGAATCCAATCATAATGATGGGCTGTACCAAGTACAAATTCTTTAGACATCGTACCAACACCAGAAGACATTCGTAAATCATCTGACATTAATAGGATTTTTTTCTTAGCCATATAACCTCTAATCTTTTAGTAATTTTTTATTTTTTAAAGGTACGTCAAAGTAATCTAACATTTCTAACTTGTCTTGATAACCTGACATCTTTCCTAATTCAGCTTCAATCGTTTCCATAATATCAGGATGTTCTCCGACACCAACTGTATTATTTAACATATTTTCAATATTTATACGATGTTTCTCTATTTGAGCTCTAAACTGTAGTTTACTAGCTTTTAATAAATCATCTCTTAAATTCATAATCTACTCCCGCTTGGTATTAATTTATTATATGATTGAATTGATTCTTTAAACTTTTCATCTAAAACATATAAATCCATTGAACGATTTACCAATTTTTGTAGGGTAAATTCATCATCTAATGTGCTTGATTTAAACTTCTTATATAAATCTTTTAATATTTTAACTGATGTTAATTTGTATTCCATAAAACCTCTCTTAATATATACATATATAAGTATATACTAATTTAATATTTTAACCATTTTTTTTTCATTTTTAGCATATTCTACTGTGCTCATTGTACCTCTTGATTCAACACCATCTGGAATAAATGCTATAACTATATCACTATATTCTGCAATCTGTTTATTTCTCTTAAAGTAATTTGAAACGTAATATGGTTTAGTGTATTCAGTTGCTGGATTCTTACAATGCATATTCCAATTATAATGAGATGGTGGAAACTCTACATAATTCATATCAAACTCTAATGCAAACTTTTTAGCAAAACCATCTACACCCTCTCGTTGACCACCACTAACTATTTCTACCTCATCACCATGTTTTTCTTTTATCTGAAATATTAAATCTTTTATTTTTTTCTTGTTGGCGTAACTACGACTACCAACTATACCAATTTTAATCTTCGTAGTCATTTCTCTTTTGCTGTTTTACTGGTTTATCTGAGGTAGTGAATTTAGCTACTTCATAAAATTGTTGTAGTCCATTAACTATAGAATTAGTATTTGAATATTTGAATTGAAACCTTTTCCTAGAAGTATAAGATAAATCTGTTGGAATTATATCAAACCATATAAACTCATTTGCTTTAATAGTAGAACCTGGTGTAACAATAGTTTTAAAAGATAACTTTTTTTCCCACTTCATCAAAAAGTTTTTTAAATCAGTAGTAGCTACTTCACCATCTTCATACCATAGATGTAACAAAACTGCTACACGTAACTCATTATGAATATTATTAATTTTTTCCATAATTTTTGATTCTATTTCACTATTAATAAAGTCACTTAGTTTTAGTCTTAAACTTAGTTTAGTTGTCATTATTTAACTCCTACATCACAATGTTCTGTTTGATTGAACTCACAGTATCTGCAGTTCTTTTTAGATGGTTGTTTAACATAATTATGTTTTAAGTTATACTCCCCATCAATAAAAGACTCACCAAGAAACTGGTTTAAATTATTCATTAACTTATTTATACTTGGTTTACCACTAGCTGGTTGAAATGTCTGAACCCTACGTTGTGGAAAATCTACCTTTTCATATAGTTTACGTTTTACGATAAAGTATTCTACATCAATCTTATCTACTGGAATATCGTGTTGTGCACCATAGAAGTGTTTGTATAATAATAATTGGTCTGTCTTAGACTTATCAGCTTTTTGCCATTTATTCCAACCCATTGTAGAAGTCTTGATATCTATAATCTTATATCTGTCTCTTACAGTATCATAAATTATAACATCTATATAACCAATAAACTTAATCTTATTTGGTAAATCATAATCAACAGGTACTTCTATACCAACTAACTCATAACCCTTCTTACTGAAATACATATTACGTTTCTTCTTAAACCAATCTAATATCAGTAATCCGTGATTGTAAAATTCTTGCATATCAGATTGTTCACAAAATACCTCACCACCATTCTTTTCCATAATTTGAGTATAGTTTGTTTTCATCCGATGTAATAACATCTTTTCTAATGGAAGTGCGTCTGCCGTTTTAATGGTATCATTATACATTACTGTAAGATATGTTTGTAATACTTCGTGCATACTTGTACCAAAAAGGGTATGTATACTATCTGTCCAAACACTTAACTTATCAATGTAATTAAGTTTCCATTTATATGGACACGTAACCCATTGACTATACTGACTATAACTTATTCGTTTCATTTTCCCCACTTATCACGTCCAACGATTGTAGCCATAATTCCATAGTTTGAAACATCAAGATAAGCATCTTCTAATGGTTCATCTTTAACAGCTGATTCTCGATTGTTCATCAGTAAAGTTTTTACTCGTTGTAACTTATCGTTCATACGAAACCACAAACCTGTAAGTGATAATTTAATCTCTTCTTCATTTTGTAACTGAGTTCCTACAGAGATATTACCTGGACCATAGTCGTGTTGCTTATGTAAGAACAATTCGTATTGTTCTCGTTGTATCTTCTTGAATTCGTCTGTCATCTCTGGCCATTCTTTTTCCATCTGTTCTACTATTGATTCTGACTTAGACATATTCTTAGAGTCTTTTATAACTTTCATATTATATTCCTATTTACATAACTGAATATACGAATAAAATCGTATACAAGTCAAGTAGTATTTTATTCTTCGCCAGCGACATATCCACCGACAGAACCAAGTACATTTAGACCAAGATCTTCAATCTTCTTGGGTTCAACTCCCCATTTTGTGCATATTTCTCCTAATTCTAACATTCCACCTTCAGTAAGATATAACATTTCAATCATATCATAAGCTTCACGTTTACTGAATTTTTCTTGATTCGCAACTATATTAATTAACCAACTTGGATGATCCATTTGATTTCTCCCTTTTGTATATTTTAACCATTTATTACCTTTAGGTAAAATATTTGTGTATAATTTATATAACTCTTTAGGTTTCAAGTTATACTTTTGTAATTCATTTACCAATTCAACCCAATCCATATTCATCGATAGGAATCTGTTAGTCATATAATTAGACCAAGACTTCTTATCTTCGTCTGATATCTCTTCCCAATACTTAGGGTTTTGAACCGATGTTATCTGTTTGATGTGGTCGAATAGGCTCTTCTTTTTTACCGAAGATGTTTTCTCCCTCATATATTCAAACTTGGTAACTCATCTGGATTTGGTACAATCTCTTCTTCTAAACCAGCAACGTCTAACATACCTTTTGCAACTTTACCACAATTCCCACAACTATATACTTGAACAGGAATCAAAGCTTCTTGACCATTTGGTGACATTAAAGCTGATAGTTTTTTTAATATGAATGATGTTATAAATAAATAGTTATTACAATCATCACATTTAATAGTATCTGCTTGTTTTAAATCAACTTGTACTTGTTTTTTTCGTTTAGGTTTTCTTTGCCACGGATCCATATTTATTTCTCCAAGTCCTTTTGAATTTGAACTAATTCTGCTTTAAGTTTACGTAACTCTTCTTGAACTGTTTTAGGCATTCTTTTCTTTTCATACCTATCTTCAAGTTTCCAAACACGTTCTTGTAACGCATTAGCTCTATCTCTAAGAATCTTCTTGTCAAGTCGTTTTTCAACTTTTTGAACCTTTTGTTCTACTTTTTTTACTTGTTGTTCTTTAGCATATCGACTATCTACCGTGAATGCTGTACCAACTAAAGTAGATATTGCTATTATAAAACCTACGAGGGCTTTAAATCCAGTACTATCTATTTTCATTTTATAACTCCTAGTATCTCTATTATCATAGCCATTGCGTTTATTTCTTTATCAACTACCTGGCTATCTGATAGTTCATATCTTGCAATAATCAAAATACATTCTGCTAAGTGACCTTTACCATATCCATCCACTTCATCATATAATAAACGAAACAAGTCAGCAAAGTCTGTAATCTTATTGTCTGCTAATAGTTGTCTGATTTCTTTGAATGCATTTTTCTTATTCTGTGTTTCTAAAATCTTTAATAGTTTTAACTTATAATCATTTTGT